AACATTTACAACAGCGCGATAAAAAATCAGGAAACGGAAAAACTCATCATCCAGCCGAGTGTCCTGACCGTCGACAACGAGGTTCCGGTTCACGCCTACGCGCTTTCCCCACCAATCCAGCCAAACACCAGAAGCCGTATCAGGGTTTAATATGAAATTAAAAAACGCGTCCAGTTGAGGGGACGCGTCTAATTCCGCATTAAAAAGTAACCCTAATTGTCGGTATCGCTCGGAGTGCGAATACTGCGACTGGAGCGCAATAGAAATAAGCGATCGGACATTTGAGAGTTTACGAAAGTCTTCAACACTCTGAATGTTCCGCCATGTTGCAGAATCAGCCATCGTTAGCCTCCTGTTTGAAACACCAGAGACACATCCGATTCTTGAATCGTGGGCTCCACATTTGCAGGAATTTGAACACTGGATCCGAAAGCTCCAGAACCTAAAGCAACTTGAATGGATGCAACCGGAACTTCTGTCGCGGATTGGATTGCGGCATAGAACCGAGAAGCGTAGACAGTCGAGGCCAAAGAAACGCGGTCATTCGCACCCTGTCCTAGAACATCATTTATTACAGCTTGGATGACGTTGTTCTTCTTGGTCGGATTCATTGAAGTAGCAAAGAATTCGATCTTGACCTTAAGAGCTTGGTTCTGCGGTCTGACAATGTTGTAGACGTAAGTTGCGTTGTAGAACCTAGAGTCTGTGAAGGAAACCTGATAGGTTCCGGTAGTCCCGCATCCTGCGTCCTTTCGCTGATAGATCGTTTGAGCGATCTGCTCATCCTCTCCTCCAACGATGGCAACCAGGATGGAATGAGGATTGATGCTTACGCCGAACTGCGTGATAACCGCATTCGTCGGATTCTCCAAAACTCTGACATCGAGAACGCCCTCAAGAGCCGCTAGGTTTGCCTCAATCGCTTCGACATACCCGGTGGCGTTGACAGCATAACTTTCGACCATGCGATTTCTAAGTTCTGCGTCTGTTTCCTCATAGCGTCCAACAACACCGGCGGAAGGATTGTTAATAGTGTCCCATCCGGCAATCGTTGTGACGATTCTGTTCACTGCTCCCGCCGCTACTTCTAACGGTCCGTGTTCGATTGCAGTAAATGTAGTAGTGACACTTCCTGTGTCTCCGATTCGTGCGCCTGCTGCCGCCGAATGTCTGTACTGGTTGCCGAGAGAATCTTGAGCGATCGCACCATAGGGAATAACCGTCCCCTTCAGGCCGGTCAGAACGCAGTTGACTACCGTGGGCTCGGAGATTTTGCGGTCTAAACCGTAAAGCGCCGCCAGCGCATCTAAGAATTTTCCTGTTGCGAGATCCGGATTAACCATGTTCGACAGAAAAAGAATCTCAGAGTTTTTGGCCTCGATTTCGGCCACGATCAGATCAAGGACCTGCCCCATCGGGGAACTGGGCTCGATGTTCAAAAGCGGATCTGTGGGCGATGTTTGAAACGCCTGCTGAATACGTGAACCGAGATCAGAACGAATCTCTTGCGTGCTGGGCAGTTCAACGCCGACCAAAGGATTAAAAATGATTTGAGCCATAATTTTTTAGAACACAAAAGAAACTGTTTCGTCCTGCTCTGTCGTTATCGTGATCTCTCCCTGGAGTGTCCTCGTTTCCTCATTGAACTCGGTAATGTCCACAGAATCAACAGATTTCACGCCATCGACTCTATTCCCAGCCTCATGAATCAATTGAGCAAGGACGGAGGAGTCCAGCTTTTTCGCGAGCTGGGCTTCCTTCCATGCGATGCCGTTAGCCTGCTGGAAATAAGCGTCGTTGGTCCACAAACGAATCTCGTTGGCCAAGTTCTGAGCTATAGCTAAAGCTCCGGACGTTAAAAGGATGTTCCCTTCTTTCGTCAGCTGAAGATCCCATGACTGAGGATTCAGAAGAGCTGTTTTTGCTGTATGCGGCATGGCTACACCTCGTTAATCACCCGGGTTGCAATAGCCGAAATAGTTTCGACGGTGATGGGAGCTCCTAAGGAGACGGCGCCTTTTTTTAGTCGTGCCCAAACAGTCTGATTCCTCAATTTTTCAAGCAATTCATGACCTTTTAAGGTCAAACGAGGTGAAAACATACCGTAGGTGTAGTTAAAGCATCCATCAGTTTTGATGGAAATACCCTCAACGAAATCGCCGTCAAGACACAACAGAAGATGACCAAAAATAATCTTTTCTTGATTTCTCGCTTCATTTTTAAGCTCTTCACGCTTTTCGAAATCTTCCAGTTGAATTGAATCAGGAAGTTGACCAACTGTTTTTAGGTACTCGGTTATTGATTCATCTTCAAATTTGCTCAATAGAGACTTTATGACTTGCCAATCGATTCTCATGTCGGAATCCTCGTTTACTGCGGGGCGCCTGTGCTTGAATTCCCGCTTTCCACGCCGGAATGAACGTGTTCAGTCAAGCTGATACCCTTCGCTTTAACATCGCCACTGAATGTTGCGTCAGCCCCTCCAGAGCCACCGCCGGAAATCGGACCATTTAAGTTGATCTGAGCAGAGTTGACTGTAAAACTAGTGCTCGCATTAACCTCACACTCTGGAGCCTCCATCGTGATCTTTGTCGGAGCTTTAATCTGGATAGTCCCTTCAATAAAGACTTCCGGAGCCTTGCCCCAGAATCCACCAATGTAGAAAGAATCAGAGGGATCGAACTCTCTAAATGTCGCCGGAACCTTGGACGTGTTGTCTCCGTTCACATTTGAAATATCGTGTTTTGCAACAACAGCCAAGCCAACATCGCCTACTTTTGGATCACAGACGATAGCGGCAGTACCATGCTGCAGTCGAAAGTACGGCAATTTAGGAATCGTCGTTACTTCAATCCCTTGAGCCTGTACATTCATAGGCTGTAGCAAGGGCTTGGCCGTAACGTAACCGGCGCCGGCTTCTGTGCCTGTCCTCTTGACTGCCGTTACCGTGACTGGAAATGCCGTATAAACCGTCTTAGAAAGGATCGACTTTACGAAAAACTCTAGGGCATTTATGGGATTAGAGCCTGCAAAATCATCATAGTTTGCACTGAATTCTTGATTACTCATCGGCCTCACCACCTCGGATAGATTGCTGTAATGCTCGTTTTCCACGCCTGAGCACCAGGATCGTTTGCACTGAGCTCATGTCGAAGCCCCGTGATCTTCCAAGTTCCGGATGCTCTTGGGACTATCGTCTCTAATTTGAAATTTGCTCCGATCCGCAGATCCGGCCTAAAGAACGTTGTGACGTTGATTCCGTTATTGGAAAATGTCGGATACCCGATCATCCCATTCATTGCGTTAATCAAGGGAATAGATCCCTGAGTCTTCCGGATTCCGTGTTTTTCAACGAGCACCACCTTGTCATCGTCAAAAATCAGATTGGCCCCCACTGCTCCGGCAATTCGTCTCATTTTCGTAACCGGATCGCCTTCAATGATGCAGTCCTTGATTGAAGCTGTGATGTCGTTATTCTCAAGTGTGTAGCCGATCTCTTTTGAGATCTGGTCAATTAAGCCTGCGACCGTTTGATTTCCGTTAACAGAAATTGGCGGCTGAGGAATCAGTGCGGGAAATAGTCCGCAATTAGCTTCGATCTTAAAAGTCGGAGAAGGAGCGGCATTGAAATCCGCCCAGGCGTTAATTATTTCGCCCTTGAAGATAACCGACAGAGTTTTTCCCTTCTCTCCGGCAGAAACATTGATTTTGTTTCGCTTCAACGAAAATGACTTAAAACCTAAATGTGTCAACCGCTCCATCGTGGTTAAAGACAACCCTTTAAGTTCTATCTGAGCCTTAGGAAATGCAGGACATCCGGACTTTTCAACCGTACACTTAACCGCAAACCCTTGAAACGTGACCGCCTCTTGACCGTCCAGCGTGATAGTTACAGCTACCTCTTTTTGCGTGTACGTTGTGTTTTTATCAATTTCCGGCAGTAGTGACGGCATTTCCTGCCTCCTCGTAAATCAATATCCATCGAGAATTGAGCCCCTCGTATTGAGGGTCCGAGTTCCCTAAGGTATCGACAAAAAACAAACGCCCCGAAAATAGAGGCGTCGGATAACAATTGATGTCGGTGCCTACACAGCATCGGCGCCCAGCGAATATCTGGACACCCTCAACCATCAGGTCACAAAAGAGGTATTCGGCAACTTGTCGTAACCGGATAACGCAGTTTTGACCGTCAAGAACACATGAGAACTCTTGGAACGGAAGAGCACTTATAACGATTTGGTTCATTTGTTAAATAAGTTGGTAATACTCTTTAAGAACCCTGGTTTCACTTGGGCTTGCCCGGTATTCACCTTATTGGCCGAGGTTGCACGCTTGGGCGAGTACGAGGTTTTTTGCCGGCTTAGGTTTACAGAGACAATTTCAACGAACGAGGCGTGGACGTTGAGCATTGAGGCGCCCGTCGTTTGAGTTCGGGAAAAATCATAGTGATCGAGCGCCATGTTTCGCCAAATTTTTGCAGGGCTAAATATCGTGCAGGTGTCTGTGCTGTTTAATCTCCTATCAAGCATGGCAAGGGCCAAAACCTGAATAGCGTAATTACCGTTAAATAAGAACTCTACGTTCACCCGCTCGGGTTCTCGCACAATGTTGAATGCTGCCAGCTGGCCGTTTTCAATGGGCTCTGTCGGAACCCTTGAAGATTTATCTGCATCAACTGCTCCAATAGAGGTGTACGGAACGAACGGCAGAAGGTTATTGCCTACTACCGCCCATCCTATCGACATCACAGAATTGATACTTGCCATTTAACCACCACCTTGACGATATCCACTGGCCGCATTCTGCAGCATATCCTCATAATCTCCCTGACCCTCCATTACCGCACGATAGGCGGCATCATGAACGGCCTTAGGATCGGCGTTGCCCTGGATGGTAATGCAGACATCCGTTTTCATCGGCGCGTTAATAACCGAAGAAGAAGCCCTAGGAACAATCGACGCAGCAGCGCCGGCCTGAGCTCCCGGAGGTGCTTTAATCGGTGCTTTCTTATCGTCACCAAATCCAAACCATCCGCCCACTGTGTCAATAGATTTTGAAGCCCAGTCCGGTAATTCCCAATCGGTGAAAAACTTCATTTTGTCTTCCAACCATTTGAAAATTCTTTTACACCCGGATTCAATGTCCTCCCATGCTTTAATGAAGTTATCCTTCATTTTTGGCATGGCATTTATAAGGCTCGCAATGTCTTTCGCTAAGTCTCCGATAAACCCTACGACAGCCGTGATCGCCGCCACAACCACGTTCCCGAAGGCCTGCAGAAACATGTCTTTGAGCGGCGAAAGTTTGTCTAAAAGGTCAGAGATCGACTGCCAGGCATCCTGAAACGACTTGCGGATTCCTTTGATCTGATCGTCTGTATAACCTACAGATTTCAGGAAATCTTCAAATACGCTCGGTCCGCCCTTGGTGAAGACAATTAAGTCATCGATAGCTCCGGCAAGCAGGAGAACTCCGGCAATAAGAAGACCAATCGGACTTGTCAACGCACCCAAAAGCTTTCCGAACATCATCAAGGCTGATTTTGGTCCAAATGCTAAGACCGCGGCTATCGAAATGCCTTTGAGAGCTAATTGAATAAATTGACTGTGCTCACCAATAAAAGCCGATGCCTCGCCAAACGCCGTGACGGCCTTTTCAATGTACGGAAGGAAAAATTTTGCAATTCCGTTTCCGATACTTTGAATCGCCATCCCAGTTACTTGCCACGAAATTTTGAAGCGTCTGGCATTCTCTGCATCTTTAGGCGTTAAGGCGAGTTTCCGGTATGTCTCAACCAGCTCCCCCATCTGCTTGTTGTTTTGCAGAAAAACGGCCGCGCTTTCACGGGTCAATCCGAGGTATTTCAGAGCGTAGTTTGCTTGGGCACCGGTCATGCCGTTGAGCTGTTTCCCCATACGAAGGAAAACTTCTCCGCTTGCTCCGGTGCGCTCAGTAAATGCTTGCATGGCCTGAGTGAATGCCTCGGCGCTTCCTCCCGCGGCTACATTCGCTTTTCGCCATGCATCAATCTCGGACACATTCATCCGAACTTTTTTAGAGATGTCGTCGAGCTTAGCACCTTCATTTATGTAGTTGCCAAACATGAATTGGGCACCAAACATAGCGACCAGCGGAGCGGCGTAACTCTTAATGGCGGAAAAGACTTGTTTCGCCATCGAATCAAGCTGAGAAAGAGATTTCGAGGCATCCTTTGAGGCCTTTGAAACATCCTTTCCTGCTTTCTTGCCGCTAGTTCCGACGTTCTCTAAATCTTTAGAGGTTTTCTTGGCGTTTTGAGCCGCGTCATTTAACGACCCTGAAACATCTTTGATGCCGTCAGCGCCTTCTCCCAGAGCGTCAAGCTTTGCGCCGGCCTCCTGAGCAAATCCGAGCAACTGATTCAGCTTCTCAGACATTAGCTCGAAGAATTTAACTACGTCATTCGAGTTGACGGATACATCAATTACTAAAGAGTCGGTCTTTTGAGCCATGTTCTTAAGCGCTCTTTTGCGCCACCCACGAGTTGTAGTTCTTAATCAAAAGTGCCTCGTCTAATGCGTAGGCATCTTCCAGCGTTAGTTGTGTCTGAAGCTCGACCAAGGACGCCATGCCGCCGTTGATTAGACGAGAGATCAGAGGCGATAGCTGAGTTGTGACTGCTACGCCTCTAACCTTGGCACAATCGGCTAAGAATTCTGCACGGCGGGGGAGAACTGGCGTATCAAGTCGGGAAAAAAACCGAAGTTCGCCTTGAAACTCTCAATTCTGAGTTTGAGAATGGTTAGCGGGCTGGAGATATAACCATCTGCGTCATCGAAGGAGAATTTGATCTCGCTCTTACCATCCACCTTGTAGACTTCGGAAAGCAGTTCATCTAAAAGGGCCTTGGCTTCTGCATGAGGAACACTTACAAGCGCTTTGATCACATCTCTGTATCCCATTTCGCTCTCAATATCGAGGTTTTTGCCCGTCATCAAAGCAATTCGGATCATCAGATCTTCAGCTTTAGTTGCAGGAAAGGGATAAATCTTGAAGGTCAGCTGATTACCGCCGTCTTCCAATTTGATAACTTTCGGTTCCTTCATTTAGATGCGCTCCATGGATTCGAAGTGGAATACCCAAGTTGTCGGCGCCAGAACTTTATTCAGTGCCGGCATCGGATTTGCTGTCTGCAGCACACCATTTGAGAACTGGTAGGTCTTGCCGATAGACGGGATCTTGATTGTCAGGTTACAAACATAGAGCTGTTTGTTGGCGCTCATTGCTTCGTAGAGCGTAGTGAATGCAGTTGCAGTCGGAGAGTTGGCCTCAAGCGTGATCGTTACGGGATAAATATTCGGAGTAACGCCCGCTGCCATGAAGCCGTCAACACCCATACGAGTCTCGGCAACCTGTTGAGAATCTGCGGCAACAGCGGCGTCGGTGGAAAACCTTTCCAGCTTCAAACCATTCGGGTAAAGCTCTTCAATCGTCATCACTGCTGACGCATTGGCTGATGTGATGTCAAAGATGGGTTTAGGCATTTTTATTCATTCCTAAAAGAAAACCCGCCATTACGACGGGTCTTTGCGATTGTGAAATTTTGATTACATGACGGCTGTCAAAGGCATCTCAATGCGTTGGATGCTGCCGGCATAGGTGTACCAAAGTCCCAAACGGGGGCTTCCTCGCTGGGTTCTCACATTTGCCGACGGAGATTCAATGAGGTACCAATAACCTTTGGAGTAGAGATCCTGTTTGATCGTTGAGTTGTTGGTTTCCGTCAGCAATTGCTGAATTTGAGAGTTGGACAGTGCTAGGCCTGTATCAATCACGCCATTACGCTTGGCATCATTGATGGGATCGAGCAACCATGCCTCGACATAAGCAAAACCGATGGCGTTGTAAGGAGCGCGATTGATGGCGGCGAACCCGTCCATAATCTGACGCTGGATGCGAGCCTTGAACCAAATCATGCCGTAGAGGGCATCGATCCACTGATAAATTCCGGAGAGCATGCAACCACGGTTGATGAAATCAAACTCTGCATTGCGTGTTGCAAATGCGCCGACATAGTTGACCTTGAGATCATCCAATGCTTCAGCCACTTCGTCACTGAGAACAGAAGCCTTAATTCCGGAAGCCGACTTCGCAAACCATGTCTTAATACCTTGGATAGCGGACCAATCAATAGAAGCGCCAACTGCAAGGAAGGCCGCGGCATCCTGGGCGGTACCGTAAACCATCGCCAAACAGTTGTAATTACTTTCAGCTAATTGGGCGGCTTTCGTTGTGGACTGGGTAGATTGATCCAGCATCTTTGTGTCTGTGGACCAATCAAAGTACACGTAGTCATCATCAATGTCTGCCCAAGCCGCTAAAGCGGAAGCCTCAGCCACCTCTGTCGGATACAAGGTTGTGAATCCGACCCAGTTGCGAGAAACAGAGGTAACAAGGTTCATATTCTGAGCCGGAGTCAGAGCATCAGAACCCTGAGATAGAACGGCGCCGGAATCCTCAGTCAAGCCGAGTAGTGCGGATACGTCTGTTCCTGTAGTCGCCTTTGTCGCGAAGGTAATTGAAGCGGTATCGCCTGTTTCAGTGGTGGTCAGGATGATGGCATTTTGATCAGAGTTAAAGGCACCGGAAACCGCTC